CGCTAAAGCTGCGACATTAAACGGTGTGCCGACTTCATACTCTGTCAAAGTGTCTTTTAGTACCTCTGCAGCAACAAGGTTTCTAACACCCCTAAACTCAATAACTGTCCCGTTTTTCATATCAATACCTCCGTTTTCTCTTTTAGAATTTTTTATACATGACCACAAACATTTGCCCAATATGGGTTTTTTCATCCGATAGTGCATCCAGCGGGGCTGTGGTCAAGAACCCCTCTGCTTCAAGCTCTTGTCTTTTGTTTTCAACGACTGCATCGATGGTAGATGGGTCATTGCTGTAAAAATAAACTGTAAATTTCACGTCTGCATAAGCTACTTTATTGTCATATCTGGTTTCATCAGCAGCGTTAGTCCAGTATGTCCAAAACGATGGTGGATACTCTTGGGTTTCAAGCAGACTCCCCTGTAAATAACATGGGAACCCGTTACTTTCCAACGTTGTTATGAGTTTGTTTTTAAGCTCATACATCGTCATATCATCCACCTCCGTTTAACAGTTTGGAAATTTCTTCCTCAAAGATTTCCTTCTGTATCTCCGAGATTTTCTCGTTAACAGCCTTGCCATATATCGCATCCCAGAGCGCCCTGTTCGGTTTTATCCTTGGTGTGCCATGCATCAAGAAAACGCTTGTGAGGCCGCCGTCTTTGAAGTCAAAACCGACGGGCTTGTAAGCCCTATCGCTTGTCTCCCAGACGATTTCGTAGTCCTCTTTCAGCGATGCTTTAGTCCTACCCGTGCGCCCCCAGTTGACTGGACGACCGTTGACCTTTGCCTGTGACATGGCGTCCTTGATGCTTTGATATGCTATCTCAGCACTGGCGTCCAAGGCCTTCTCAACCGTCTCTTTCAGGGCGTCGCCTTGACCCAGTTCGCTAAACCGCCTTATCATCTCGTCCAGTCCGTCAAAACTCAGGCCGACTCTACCCGCCTTTTTCGGCATTACGCATCACCTGCCACTCTGCGGACTTTGAATCGAAGAGTTTTGTGTTGCATTCCTATATCCTCTGGAGTTCCTAAAATCTCGTAAACCCTATTGTTGTCAAGAGTTTTTATTCGGCATCCAGACGTAACGGTCGGGTCGTAGTGCATCTCTATAACGGCTGTGTCTTCAACAACTGTAAGGCCTTTCTCTGTGCGTTCTGTTCCGCCAAACGACTTAAAACTGCAAAACATCAATGGACCTTCATTGTAATTGGTTGTTGGAACTCCGTTTACACGACTGCCAGCAACAGGGTATAGAGGACGGAAAGGTGTAATATACATAGCCTCAGGTTTATATGCCATGGTTACACACCTCCCTGAGAAGCATTGAAAGCAGAGACCAGTGCAAGTTGTGTTATAGCAGACTGGAGAAGAGGAGGTATATCCATGCCATCTTGGATAGCGTTTATGTACATGCATATCAGAGTTACAGTATACTCCTGAAAAATTTCAGTGTCTGCTACGCCTGCATGTTTCATGTAGGCTATTAGAGAGTCCACATGTGCCTGCAGTATCGGCAGCTGATATTCACTTGTCAATCCTGTGGGAACCTTCGCCTTTTCTATGAGCTCTTCATAAGTCAGCATCGTTTCTCCTCCTCTCTGCCTCTCTTTAGAAGAGGGGCAGAGTTACTGCCCCTTATTGTTGATTAGCCCTGTGGTAACTTTTTACGTACAACTACGAGAGAATTGCCGTCTACCACTTTACCGTCGCCAAGCAGTACCGCCTTCATTTCTTTATCCTCGGTGTCCCAATTGGTACGTTTTTCCACTGTGACATCGTATGCCGTGTTGAACGCATAGCCCCCAAAGTCGTAGATGAAAGCGTAAACTTGCCCAGGCTGTGCCTGCTGTATGCTTGGCATATACCCGTCTGCAAAAACAACTTCTCTGCCGAGCAGATATGGTACAGGCTTACCGTCTATACCGACGCTTGTCCTACCAACAGGTTGTTTGTTGCTGTCCATCATACCCTGTATAGCCATAAAGGTCCTCTTAGTCATACACCACTTAGCAGTTGCGTCATACTCGCTGGGAACGTCTGCCTCGATTTCGCAGAGGTTTTTGTAAGTAAGCTCATCAAACTCGTGGTCATAATAGTGCTCAGCCATCAAGATGCCCTCAGGCTCTCCATCGCCCGTTCCGTTTATGATACTTTGCTCGATAGCTCTAATCATGGCTTTACTTACGGTGCTAACAAAGTGAGCTTCAAAAGCTGGTATGGCTTGCGTGCTGACTTCGAAGGAAGTTGCAAGTTCGCAGCGTAACTTTTTGTTGATGAAGGATATCTTACCATACGAAGCCCGCTGTTTTTCGCTTCCTTCACCCTCTCTTACCCAGGTTGCTACAGCCACGAAGTTTGACTTCGGTATTTCAACTCCTGATTTGTAGCTGGTATGGGTAACTAAATTGTAAATTGTGCCAATGGTTTCGAGTTTTTCAATAATACGGTTGACTAATACAGTAGGCACAACTGCTCCGTCCTGTGCTGCTCTGTTTTCCAACTGTGGGATAACATTGCTCTTCCCTGTTACATAGGCCATAAAAGCTGAACGATACTCAATTGTGTTGGTCGGGTCGTTATCCTCTTCTGGATTACCGCTTCTTTGTTGTGCACCATATGTAGCGATGGGGTTAAACCCTCCAGTAGGGGTATCGAGCTTAGCCAGTTGCGCTCTTGCTTCGGCTATTTCAGCGGAAATAGCCTCCGCTTCTGCAGTGAGACTTCTTACCTCGTCTGCTGTCTGTGCCTCGTCAACAGCAGTTCTGAGTTCAGCCAGTCTTGCCTCTTTTGAGGTTATAAGTTTGTTTAAAAAATCTCTCATAACACAATCTCCTTTCTAATTAAAGAAATTTTAATTTAAAAAGTGCTTTTGCTTTCTCAAGCTCAAGCTCTGCTGCTCGTTTCTCATCGGTCTCCACCGATTGACTTCTGGCGTTCTCCAACTCCAGTCTTGCGCTCTCCAGCGCAAGCTCGTCAGAACGAGTTGCGGCAGTTACGCTTGTATCTTGATAAGCTGGAAGAGCTACTACGCTGACTTCGAAGACTTTTGCAAGTTTCGTGATTTTTCTCAGTGGTAAGTCAGTGTCGAGGTCTTCCCAAACCTGCTCCTTGACTGCAAAGCTAAACGACATGCCATCCATATCGCCTCTACTTATACTTGAATATAGGGCACTGGCATCTGCGTTGCGTTTTACATCAAGGTCGGCTTCTATCGATAAACCGTTTTCATCAACGGTTAATCGCATCGTGGAATCAGGATTGTTTCTTCTGCTCCTCGCAATTGGAATTTTTCTCATGTCATGCTCTACATAAAGTAGGACGTCCCTCAGGTCACAATCATCAAGTGCTCCTGGCATTATGACTTCTCTGAACATATTTCCGATGATTGTCTCAGAGTTATATACAATTGGTTTGCCAGTTATGGTATATTTCTTTTCGGCTAAACCATCATCAGTTGCACTGGTATCAGCAGCTCTAACCTCTGCTTTGTAAGTTCTTACTATACGACTTATATCAACCTTTGTAATATCTATCTTGTTATTCATCATCGTTTCCCTCCTCCGTTTTTACGAGTTTTGTATCTGAACTGCGGGGGTCATCCGCAGCGTTAACCCAGTTCAGTGACACCATCCTGACGCCTTCCAACTCTTTGAGCGGTTGTAAGCCCATCAAAACTCTTATTTCGTTAGCCATCAGGATACCTGCGGGCATTAAGATGCTGACCATTTCCGTCTTTTGATGGGGACTCATCAGAGCTCCGTCCGTTAAGGTGAAAGTTATCGACTGCCCTGAATAAAAGGCCTCTTCTGTCAAAAGAGTTTTTGTGAAAGCATCTCCGAAAGTAACCATAAGGGGTTCAATTGTTCTGTCATAAAACGCCTGTTTCTGTTCTACCGTCGCATTTCCGTTAAGCATCTCTACGCTGACTCCCAGATTGCGAAGAACCTTGTAGTCGCTGAACTTGAGGGTTTCGGCGTCTACCATCTGCACCTGACGGGTAACTGGAATATAATCGGTGGTGCCGCTTAAACCTAAAATCCCGCTTTTACCGTTCTGTAATGATTGCTCAAACTTCTTTACGTTTTCGTCTAAGAGCTTTTGGTCCGCAATTGTGCCATATTTAACGATACCGTTTACTGAAGTTTTGCTGTTTTTTAACACACTCTCAAGTAACTGCTCATCCAATTGAACTGGTCTGTGGATGTCCATAGGTGTACCCTCAAGACCAGATATATATCTGCGTTTGATGTGGATGATATTGTCATACTTAGTAAGTAAGTCCGAACCGTCTGCAAACTTCATGTATATGTAAACGTCTGAGCTATTTGCATACTGCCTGTACTCCGTCGTAACTGGGTATATAGGGTACAGCGCTGTCAGCTTAAGCCCGTCCCAGACTGGGTACACGAAAACGTTGCTGTTTTTGTAGTAGTCAAAGACCATCCGCTCGATGAGGTCCGATACTGTCATCAGTGGGTTTGGCCTCTTTAGAACCCTGTTTATCGAAGAGGCCATCACTTTTATGTCCGACTGTGTTGACTGTATATGTATGGGTTTTGCCTTTTTCATCTCCGAAGCAATAAGTTCCACCGCTTGGACTACTATAGGTGCTTCGTATATATTGTCTCTGTATGCATTGCTGTAAATAGGGAGTTGTCCGCCAGTTAGCTCTGTTGCGTGAAAGAATCCACTATTCTGTTGTCCTGTTTGTTGTGTCTCTTTTTTGAATAAGCTTTTGAGAAAACCCACTGGCAGTGCACCTCCTTCAAAAAATGTTTTAATGTTTGAATGTTTACAATATCTATATAAAAGCTGTTAA